TCCGTAGCCCTCATACTCTTTGCCGCAGATGCAGCACACTTTCTTTTCTTCTTTCTTTTCCATCACTTCAAATCTTTAATGTTTATTTGGCAGGACGGATGCCATACCTGAATATTCCGAGCAAACATCACATCCCTGGTTTCTATCACTACGTGTCCCTTTGTCTTGGCCCTGCGCAGACGGAGGTCGCTTTGTATGTTACGTTCTACCCAATCGTCCACCACGGCCTCCGCTTCCTGTTCTTTCAGGAGTATCTGGTACAGCTTATTCTCCCATTCCATCATTCAAATAATCCTCCATATTATCGTCCTTCAATGTTTTGGCAGCACCTTCTTCCCATATCACGTAGGGCTCACCGGGCCGCTCCATAAAGCGGCTTTTGCACCAGGCTTTGAAACAGCTTACCATGATTTTCACATCGGCATCATATTCCACCTTGCGGGCGCTTCTACCTGCCGGATGAAGCCCCTCGGCATGGCTGATGAAGATAAACAGTTTCTTGGGATGACGTTCCTTGAACTCCTTGTAGGTTTTGTAGTTCAAGCCGCTGTATTGGAAGCTGTCGATAATCACGATTCCGGGACTGCCTCTGCGCCGTAACCGTTCCTCCAATTGCTCCATCGGTTCCCGGTCAAGGATAATCAGCTTCTTTTTCACTTCACCCATCTTGTGCCGTTTCAGGCTCATCTGGAACGACAAACCGGTACTTTCTTCCAAACTGTCATAAATTACGCGTCCGAAGCTACACAGGTACTTGGCCAGCTGCATCACAAAGCTGCTCTTACCGTTTCCGCTGGCTCCCCAAATAATCCACACGCCGCTCTTGGCCGGGTTGCCTATCGAGGTTTGCCAGTCCCCGGAAAACTCGAACCGGGGAATCTTCATGTTCAGCACCTCACCGGGACTGTAGGCTCTCTTCAGTTTCACGGTTACCTCCTTTCAATTCTTCAATAAGAGCATCAGCATAGTCCACAGCAAGTCTGGCAACTTGTTTTATAGACATTATACCTGATGAATTGCTTCTTACTACCGGAAGCATGCTTTTGGCAATTTCATATCTGCGCTGTTCCCAGTCTATCTCATTCGCTTTTCTCATCTCGCGATGGATACCGATAACAGCATCCATCGCTTGCATTTCTATCTTGCTTATCATGCCTGCATCCTCCTTAATTTTTCGATTTCGGTATATACGCGCCGCAAGCCGCCTCCGGTGCTATGAACAATCTTGGCAATGTCGGCACCGTCCGGGGCATTGATTTTTGCGACGATGGCAGCCTGTGCCTTCAGAAACTTTTCGCGTTCCTGCGCATCGTCCGGGGTCACCTTGCTGTAGGAGTCACCGTAGCGGCTCAACATTTCGGTATAGCCCACCTTCTTGCCTTCGATGGCGCGGTTGATCTTCTCCTTTAATCCGTCGGCACCCATCATATACCAGGCACAGCAGCGTTCCGTAGCGTTCCAAAGCGCCTTTAACTCCAGGAAGGCTTCATACTGCAGGTCCCCGGCTTCATCCAGGATAACCAGGGGCGTATCAATCGTGCGCAGGTAGGCCACCAGATCCTCATACACGTCGCTATAGCGTCCGTTGCTGGTCACACCGAATTCCTTGGCAATGTAGCGTATCAGCTTCAGTTTGGTCTTCACCTGGCTGCAGTCCACATATACGGCGTGCTTGTGCTGCTTCACGTAAGCTTTCGCTGTAAAGGTCTTGCCGATATTGGGCATATCGCACAGGATGGCACTCAGCCCGCTTCCCTGGCACACTTCCAGCTGCTTGCTCACAAACACGTAGGTCGGGGTCTGTGCTGCCAGCCAAGGTATTTCTGTACGCAGTTGCACGCCTAATCTTCGGGCTATACCTACCCAGTTGGCATCACTGACCTGCTTTTCATAATTGCCCCGCTTGATGGCATTGTAAACGCTGGGGGCTATGCCCAGTGCCGTGGCATGGCGGTTGTCACTGGGATAATTTTCACGGTCGGCGGCTATCGCTGCCACAATACGTTGCTTTACTTCATTTGTTATTTCCATTTGAATGCTGTTTTAAATTCGTTCTAACGTCGTTAATTATATCTTGGCTACTGCATCATGCTCGAAGGCACTGATGTCCATATAGGCTGAGTAATCTTCTTCCTCGGCTTGTGCAGGAAGGGGAACGGCTTCCGCCTGTACCTCTGTTATCAGCTTTGCTTCCTCTTTGGCAAGGATGCCCACACGCTTGATCTTGCCGTCCTTCATCATCTTGTCGAATTGAGCTACATACTTGGACTGTTCGGTATAGGCTGCCTTGTCGTACTCGGTCTGCTCGGCTGTATTCTCATTGTAACGGGCTACGGGCTTGCAGGTGGCGATATATCGTCCGTTCTGGTAGATATATACCTCGTTGATGGTTCCGTCGGCATCGGGCAGATAATAGGCATCTACCTTGTAGTTCCTCGGCTCCAGCTTTTCGATGATTTCCGGGCTGGGCAGTCCGTATTGGTTGTACATCACCGTGCAGTAGGTGTTCTGCCGGATGGTTGTTTCGGTGTGCTGTCCGATGAACCGGTAAAGAACGGCCTTGTCCCAAGGTGCAAGGTTCGGGTTCTGATGGGCGCAAAGCACATCCCAACGGCTCATGCCCGGATAGCGCTTTTGGTTGGGGTGAGGCTGTGCGTTGAAGGTCTCAATGGCGCGTATATCATCGGCTACCAATTCTTCATAACTATAGGTCTTCACCTTGTAGGTGTTGTTCTTTTCGTCATACACCTTTTCTTCCTTCGGGCGGTTGGCCTCCAGCTTGGCATACCATCGGCCGATACCTACCTGCGTGCGTTTCTCCACACCGTATTTCTTTTCGCGGTTCTTGTGCTCGGCACGTTTTTCACGCGAGTTCCCGGGGTTACACCAGCGGATCAGGGGGAAGACGGTACCGGCTTGCATCAATCCGTCGGCAAAGTCGCTTACCAGGTGGTGTTCCACTTCTAACTCGGCGGGGATATACATGCCGTTCCGGTCCAGGGTCTGGAACATGTTTCGCATGCAGTCTAAAAATAACTCGGTAGTCTTGTACCGGTTGTAGGCATATCCCACCACAGCACCGCTCACCACATCGTAGGCATAATAGGCTTTCACTCGGTTGCCATCCTTCATTGGGCGCGGCAGGTCGCGGTCGTCAAGAGAAACCTTACTCAAGGAATATTCACCGATGCTGCGCAGATGATAAGGACGGTAGGCATTGTTGAAATCCCATTGGCTCATGTGCAGCTTACCGCGAAGGGCCTTGTTCTTGGGGTTGTTCAGGTAGTTGGCTACTGTGGCCGGGCTCAATACCAGCGGATTTCCATCCTTGTCGGTAAAGTCTGCCGGATTCAACACCTCGCCGGTTTCGGGGTCATATAGCTCCAGTTCTCCTTGCACAAATAGATTGTACTGTTCCCACACGGTGGTATTGAAGGGCTGCTCCGGTTGGGCATCGATGCTCAGCAGCAGGCGTTCAATGTCATAGGTCACTTTCCGGCGGTTCTGGTTCATGAACTTGCGGCTGATAAGGCTTTCATAGCCGTTGGCCTTGAAGTCATTCACACGCTTCTTGAAGCGGTTGGAACTGACAGGCAAGGTATGTCCGAACTCTGCTTGGTAGTAACTGATGGCTCCTGCCAGTTCGCCCCAGTTCACCGGCCCGGCCTTCATGGCCTTTCGCATAAACGTGGCATCCTCCATGGCACGCATCACTGCCTCAATTACCGAAGCGTTTACCGTATATTCTTGGATGTGTTCCGGTGGCAGTGCATCTCCGTTGTCAAAACGGAACCGGGTGTAAAATTCCCGGGCTTTCGCATCGATGTGGTAATGGCTGCCGAGCCAGTTTCTTATTACGTCTTCTTTCATATCTCCGTATTTTAGTTTTATCCTTTCCTGAAACCGTAGGGGCATGGTGGCTATTTCTACCAAAACGTAACCTCCCAGACCTCTTCCGGATCGAACTACATTGATTTTCTCCTTTGCCGCTAACTTCTTGTAATTGGGTATCGACATGATGGGAGCAAGTTCTTCTTCGGAAAGAGTGGAAGGATGAACTCCTTTCAGCGTGCGGCTTCTGCTGTAGTCTGCCTTTCCGTTCACCATCACCGGTCGGTCATCGTAAGTCAGGTCATTGTAGGATATGCACAATATCTTTCCATAATACTCCATTTCATTTCTATTTATAAGGCAGATGCCATCTGTTGGGTCTCGTGCTGCAGCTGCATGAAATCCGATACAAATTCACATTGGTAGGTTTCAGTCCGTTTTCCGTCCACGTACACATCCACATCATTGGTCTTTCTGTGGACCACGAGTTTTACACGGGGACCGAAAGTGCAGGTCATGGTCTTCTCGCACTCCTCGAAGGTGGTTTCGCAGTTCGGGATGAAGTTCCCGTCAGTCAGTTTGCCGCCTCGCTTCAGGGCAAGAGTGCGTATCCGGCGCGCCTGATCGCTGTCACGGACAAAATTCAGTGCTTGCCACACAGCCTGACGGCTGCATCCGAATGTCTTCATCAAGAAGGTCTTGGTCTCGTTATCTGTCAAAATCTGCTTTCTCATATCGTCATACTTTTTAATCGTTATCGTTCGTTCAAAGGTTTTCAACGGCTTCCGCTATTTCCTAATCACCCGTCAGTATTTCATGAAGGCGTGTCCCTTTCTGCAGTTCTTCGACCAGCACCTGCATCGCTTCCTCACACACACACAGCTCACATTCTCTATCACCCGGTAGGCATCCGAGTTGCTTATCTCATCCTCCGTCATGAATTGTCCAGCCAGCTCCATCGCCTGGTCGGCAATATTCTGCGTATGTGCCGTACTGCCTATCATCGTGCGCAACTTCTGTTTGAACAGACTCTCTGCTGTTCTCGGATTGAAATTCTTTGCCATAACTCTAAATTTTAAAAGTTTATATCGTGGGGCGCGGGGAATCGAACCCCGACGGCTTTCTACGCTTTCTTATTTCGATTTACCAACTCTCCGGCCGTGCCTGCCGCCCCTGCCCGTCTTTCCGGGCTGCCAGTTATCCGGCAATCTATTTGCCTTGTTCTTCTATCATCGAAAGGACAACCATCCTGTCTTCATCCCAAAGCGGAAGCCCCAATTCAATGGTCCGTTTCACCACTTCCATCTCACCGACCAGCCCTACCGCTTCTTTGCGGAAATCGGTATCGTCATACGCATGCGCCTTTCCAATCAGGAAGTCGGTCAGGTTGCCGATAACTTCCTTTTGCCGTTCACATTTCATCTCATAGTTCAGCACCCGTACATGGACATCGCGGATAATCCGGCTGTCCCCATGTTTCTTGAAATCTTTGCAGAACTCATCCTTGTTCATCGAAGTGTTCAGATAAACCGCATGGATGTAATCAAAATCCTCTGCTGTAGGGGTTATCCCCGTCCGTTCCATAAATTCTTGCTGTGTCATAAACTCACTTATTTTATTGTATTATTCTGCATCTTCAATTTTGAAAGAAAAGCACTTATCCGCCAATACTCTTTTTACAAAGTCTAAGTCGTATCTATCAGCTGAAAAGAAAACTGCCTGATAATCCACACTGGGATAAGCCTTGATTGCTGTTGTATCTACCATCTTCTTGACCAGTCCGTAAAGAGCTTCGGCGGTCTCAGCTGTTGCTTGAGCTATAATTACTTTTGCTTTCATTTTCTTTAATCCTTAAAATTCGCTAATCACACGCCTTTTTTGTATATTTGGCGCGCTGTTTACATCTTAAACACGCTGCAAATATAGTGATAATTTTCAACCATCGAAATAAAAACGGGGATAATTTTCAATTATGGGCAATATTTTATCAAGAATACAAGAAATAGCCTCCAATGAGGGGATAACTATTGGCGCCATGGAAAGAACTATTGGCGCAAGTAAAGGCGTGCTTTCAAGAGCAATCAATAACGGGACCGACATTCAAGCCAAATGGCTTAGTATAATAGTTGAAAATTATCCCCGATATTCAACAGGATGGTTGCTTACTGGTGCAGGAAGCATGTTGAAAGATGATTTGAACGGCATTAAAACAATAGACGAAGCCAATCCTTCGTTCATGCCTACCACATCCATGAACCCATCTGTCGGCACACCATACTACGATGTGGACTTTATTGGGGGATTCGATGAGGTGTTCAACTCTCAGGTAAACATACCCGCCACCAACATCGTAATAAGGGGATTCGAAAAAGCCAGCCTCTGGTGCAATGTCACCGGCCACTCCATGGAGCCCAAAATAAACCATGGCGACATCATCGCCCTGCGACAATGCACACTCAACGACATCCAGTATGGAGAAATCTATGCAGTGGTATTGGACACCATCCGTACCATCAAAATCCTGCGCAGGTCGCCGGATCCAAGCAAGTTGCGCTTCATTCCCATTAATACAGAGGACTACGATGAGCAGGAATTCGACAAATCACGCATCATGAATGTCTTTGAAGTCATTGGAAGCATCAGCAAGTTCTTCTAAGTGGTACACGCATGCCTCCTACAGAAGGCTAAAAAAGGACGCACGCACACACTTTTGAAGGAATTTACCTGAAGCAAACTCGTAAATACACTGTAAATCAAAGGATTTATTTTATTATAATAAGGTATATCACACAAACAAGTGTCGTTTTTCCTCTCTGAAAACAGAGAAAAACGGCACTTGCTTTCATTTATAACATAGTTTCCTATTTCGGGCGTACCCTCTGAGAACTGAAAAAGTAACCCCTAAAGTAACCCCTAACTTAAAGAAGTAGTAACCCCTAACAGTAACCCCAATAGTAACCCCTAACCAAATAAAACCAACCGTAGGGGCATAAAAAAAGGGAGCCATAAGCTCCCCAATCAGCATTCAAAGAAATAACGCCTACAAGCCTTTCTAACGGCGCTATTATATCGTTCTAACCATTCCCTTACTACCACCCGAGATGAGCGTAGATTGCTTAATTATAGCCTTTTTCGTGCATATTGTGCCGTTACCAGACAGCCCGGCATGAAGCAGGTAATTCTTGGTTGCCCCCACCTGATCTGCCGTCAGAACCGTATAAACAGCCGATATACTGCTGAAATACCAATCTTTCTGCTTCGTCCCGTCTATTTTATGCAGCAAATGCACATGAATCACTTTTGCCATATTCGTTTCTATTATGCTGCAAATATACCAAATAATACTTATTTAGAAGAATTTTAAGGCAACATCTTTAAAAATAGGCACAAAAAACGGCCACACAGCCGTTCACACCATCATATAACAAAATCCATCAACCCAGCCATAAAACGGCCACACAGCCGAAAATAAAACCCTTCCAGGCCGTTTTAGCCCCATCTGCAAGCCCGATGTAAAGCAATCCCCCGAATATCCGAAGAAAAGCCCCTCAAACGTAAAGCAGATGTAAGCCATGTAAAGAGAAAAACCGCTTCGAAATATTCAGCCCATTTTCCCGATCATGCCTAAACCCTTTGGTTTTCAAAACCTTTCGCCCATTTTTCCCGACCATTGAAAAAACCGCTTCGTTCTATGCCCCATATACCATAGAAACATATATTATCTGTTGGATTCAATCCAAAATTTTAAATACCCCAATGACTATTCTAAAATATTTAGAGCACAATTATCCTCAGATGAGTTAACAGTCATACTATTCAATTCAATGAGCTCGCAATCAACTCTCAAAACAATTTCTTTATTAAAGAAATTTGATATATTCAATAACATTATTGCCCTCGAACTTCCTATATCTGGATATGATACAGAAAAAGAAATCGTAATTCAGACTATTAACTCTCTTTTTCATGAATTTATAGCTGATTCTACAAACAAATGATTATATACCCAATTATTATATTTATTGTAACTGTACAAGAATATAGGGAAAAGAGTGGTTGTATTATTCAACAGTTTTCTCTATACTTCCGCATTCAGAACGTTCAATTTCTACTTATTTGATACCAAGATAATCCCAAAAAGAAAGTCTACCTTTTACATTCTCAATAGGACTTTCAAAAAGTATTGGATTAGCTAATACCCAGTTATAAACTTCTTTTTCAGCCCAGATGGAAGAATGATTCTGTACACAATCCACTATCTCAATGCTACCGATAATGGAGCCTGTACAAAAACTAAAATCTTTCCACTCTTTGTTTTCCGGTAATGCCAATAACTGCTCATTGGTAAGTATTGAATCATAGAAATTATCGTAATTCAAAGGTTTACCGCTTGCATGAATCAGTACCCTCTGCCCTAAATATTTCTTAGGACACGGCCAAGTACGGTTCTCAATGTCTTTAATACCGTGGACTATCAAAGAGGCCCACGGTTGTTTTATTGTTATTGCTTTCATTTTTATTAGTTTTACGCAAATTGCTTTAAATAATAATCGCATCTAAATCCCTTACGAGGCGAAAAGTCTACAAAGTCAAATGACTTAAACAGCCACATTTTATTTGCCCACCTTGCAAGGTCTAACTCATATTGTTTAGGCTTTCTTTTATTCGTGAAATCCCGGTAGGGTTGAACAAACGGAGTAATACCTAAACTCCTCAATGTGTTAAGCCGAAACAAATCCTGCTCAATGGTAGAATTGAAGCCGACCAAGACATAGCAAGTAATCTTATAAGGCTTCACATACTTGATCATTTCTTTCAGCCGATCAGTCAAATCTATTTGAGGTAAATCCCAAGCAATGTGAATATTCTGTTTCATCTTTAGTTTATTCAACCAATACGCCTGTTCTTCGTCCATTATGCGAACATCTACGCCATGTAACTTTATAGGTTGTCTAGTTTTCAAAAGATAGCTTACGGCATTTTTCCATTCCGGGTTCGCAAAAAAGTTGTTGTCTAACACTTCAATCCACTTTCCTTTCGGGTTCAACCCCACCGGCTCAACGGTCTGAATGTATCCCTCTTTCTCACGAACGAGGCAGAACGGGCATTTCCGAATACATCCCCTGCTAAAAAACTGTATGGAAAAAGGATATTGGGGATAAATGGAGTAGTCCATCAATGAACTGTTCTCCACTGCTTCAGGAAGTCTGCTTGCAATTTTATACCCGGTACCACCTTTTTCGATTACATCAGCCTGCAATGTCAGATAGTTGAAATCCGGAGTGAAAGTAAACACTTTGCTTGCCATCACCTTGTCGTATCTGCTGAAAGGTGTAGCCCATTCTACTTGATCTCCTTTCGTTTTATGATATGCAGAGGCACGCATAAGAGCGAAATTTGGAAAGTTATGACCATCAACGTCAATTAATCCGATGTTCATTACTTCATTGTTACGAATTAAAATGCTTGATAAGTTCTTCGGCTGTTGCCTTGTGAGTTTTTGAGTAGTCGAATTTAATTAACTGGAAATACTCTTTTAGTTCAAGAAGAGAATGGATATCGCTGATTACCCATTTCTCACCATCAGTAAACCATTGATGAATATCTGAATCATTTCGCAGGGATGCTAAAGCAAGAAACAAATCCTCACTTTCTTCACAATTAATGAATCCGGCTAAATCATTCAATTCACCGAATGATATAATGTTCGTGGATACTCCACAAACACAAGGATATGTAATATTCTCTGGTATTCCATATACTTTTCTGTCGCCTATACTTTTTAATGCTATCAGTAGACGATTAGCGTGATTTCCGTCTTTAACAGCCATATAGCATGGTGTTGTAAATCCTTTATTTTTCTTCATTTCTTTATCGTTATTCTTCAGTTATGCAAAAAACTATCTTCTTTAAAAGTTTTATTTCCCAAGCATGAACAATGATTTTCTGTTTTCCTTTTTGGATCACAATTTTCCCATTCGTATCCTTGCCTATCAGCAATGGTTCTTTTTCTTCAGGTAATTCAATATTTTCGTTCATCTCTATCTTTTATTGAATTAAAATCGTTCTATCAAATCTCTGTTCATCAATCAATTCAGGAACACCCGAAGTTAAATCCCAAAGCCGGTATTCCTCAAACATTCGAGTTTCCGGATTCATCTTTAGTGTCAATCTTCCAATTTTTATAGTTGTTTCCTTTTTTGGAAAAAACACATCAGTACCTCGAATAGTAAGTCCCCATCGGGTAATGGCTTTTGTTTTTGGCTCAAACATATTGGCTCCTTTCTTCATTGTTATACGTTAAACTTCTATCTCAAACTGCTCACTTTTTGCCGATGGCATACATTCAAGAATGGAAGAACCTACTGAAACGTAATAAACACCATCTTTTTCAAGTGGGAGCCAATGGAAATAGCGTCCTGTTTCTTCGTGCATTACCGGAATCCCCAATTTATTAAGAGGTCTACCATCTATACCTCGAAATTTTCTACACCATTTATCAATAAATTCTCGACCCTCCTTCTTTCGTTTATTGATTTTCCAACACAGATGCTTCTTATCATCATTATTCGGAATCAGTTTTTCAGGAACAAACTCCTTATTTTCAAAACCGATAAGTGTATAAAACCACTCGGCAGTGAAGCCAAACGCCCAAACATAACCGATACTATCTGGTCTTGAACCACAATATTCCTGAATCATATCTTTAGCTTCATCTTGTTCACGCAAAAGCCGTTCATTCATTTGTTTCAGTAGCTTCTCAAGCTCTGAACCTTGTTTTGCTATTATTTTCATATACTATTCTGTTTTGAGAGTTATTTACTGACGATAGTATCATACATTTCTTTGGCAGTCCAAAATCTATAATCATCTGATATATCCGTTATTCGCTTATCTGAACCTTTGCAAAGTCGAATTATTCTTCGAGCAAACTCTTTCCGTTTCCGGCTTTTTCTTGCACGCTGTAAAAGCGAACGATAAGCGAGTATAAGCCAATAGTCGCAAACATGCTCTTTATCTTTCAATCGTATGTACTTAATCTTCATGTAGCTTGTACTTTTCATTAAACATCGAATCCACTTCTTGAAACTGTTTTGTAAAGCGGTTCTCTTTATATTTTCTCGGTGAAGCACATCCCACTATCAAAGTGAGAAGAGTGTATATTAATATCATTTTCTTCATTACTAGTTTTGAATTACTTTTTTATTACAACTGCCATAGTGCTAACAGTCGTTCCACTTTCCTTGAATTCACCTGCTCCGATTTCAAAAACTTCTCCATGAACTTCTTCCAACCATTCCCGGAAGTCAACACATTTCTTTTCAGACGCGAATTTCCAATGCTGACTGGTAATAGCTGCAAGAATTCCACCTTCTTCCAAGCGTTCATACATAAGTCTTACATGGTCAATATCCTGATTACCGGAAAACGGAGGATTAGCAATAATTTTAGTGTAATGTCCTACACTGTCTTTCGTAAAATCTTCATCAAGCAATATTACGTTATCAAGTGTATGAAGAAACTCCCTGTTTTCTGGCATCAGTTCATAGCATTCAACTGTTACTGACGGGCACGACCGGTGAATCGCTTTTATCAGAGCACCACGTCCGGCACTTGGTTCAAGTACGGTATCTGTTTCGTGAATTCCACCGGCAAGCATTACCAGCCAGTCTGCAATATCAGCAGGTGTTTCAAAGAACTGAAAATCTTTTTGCAAATCGCATCGCTTACCTTCTTTCAAGATGGAGAACACACGTTCCGGATTAAAAGGAAATGTGAATCCCTGTATCTTACCTCCCTGCCATGAGCCGCCAGCTTCTTCTATCCATTTCTTTGCTTCAGCATAGGATTTCTTATTGAATTGTACTTTCGGAAGTTTGAGAACACTATCCTCAAGAGTACAATGTTTCAGTATTTCTTCCACATTCCATTTCTTACCTTCATCAGCCTGCTTCTTCTTTTCATCATCTGGAGCGTCTGGCGCTAACAGCGAAGATATTTTCGCAATAACCATATTACTCGCATCCATGAAAGTATTAACACAGGAAAGCGCTTCCATAAGAAATTCAGTATCAACATATCCGGCAGCGTCATAAACATCTATGCCTTCAGTCATATCCGACAATTCATTGAGCTGGGCTACACTACCACGTAACGTTTTTATTAAAGTCTCTTTGTTGTTCATCATAACTTTTTTGTAAATAAATTCTTGTTGTATCTACACTACCATGACCAAGAAGGTCTGCTAATTGAATTACATCTTTGGTTTTCTTCAGGAACATTTTAGCAAAGAAGTGCCGGAAGGCGTGAGCGTGCATTTTTTTCGAATCAATACCACAATGTTTACCCCATACTTTCAGATGCTGTGAAAGACCTCTTTGAGTCAACGGCCCGAATCTCCCAACAGCAAGAGTACCGGACTTGCCTGTCTCCTTTATATAGTCCTTCACTTCCCTCTGCAATTGCTTTTGGAAAAAGAAACGCCGATACTTGTTCCCTTTCCCTTTCAAAACAACTTCGCCGGCCGCTATATCCTCCCACGTGAATTGCTGAAACTCCGAGAGCCGAGCTCCTGTAGTACCCAATACCTTAATGAAGAAATAGTAATCCTTGTTGAGTTTTGTTTTCAGATACTCCAGTAACCTATTATATTCCTCTTCTGTCGGCACATTGTTTACATCCAACTTGCGTTTCATTCTAGGTCGTTTCAGTTCAATAGGTTTCTTCACCCATTTGGAGAACTTCTCAATGGCTGTAATACGTAATCGAATGGTAGCTGGAGAAAGTTTTTCCTCTTCAAGGCTTTTTATAAATCGTCTGCAATTATCCATATTTAGTTCATTGGCGTATTCAAAATATTTTCTCAACGAGGTATAATAGACATCAATTGTGTGAGAGGAATAATCATTGTTATCAGTCAACCATATTATAAAATCATTAAGCAGTTTCTTATTCTTCTCTGAAATAACCTCAAGTTTCTCCAAAGGCTTTACAGCCTTTTCCCGTCGGCCATATCCGATTTTAAGATAAGACAATAAATCACAAACAGCCTCACACATAAACGAATGGCGCACCATAGCATCAGCATTTTTATGTTTATATTTATAATAACCATGACGATTGATTTCTTCGGAATTTTCAAGAAAATCAGTCACATATTTGATGTATTTCCCGATGCTATCATAGCTCCTACCCGTCGTATACAGGTAGGATATGTAATCTACCAATATTTGTTTTCGTTTATCATCCATTTTTTTGATTTGAGAGTTAATACTTCATCCCGTGCATCTTTTCACGGAGTTCGTTATACTTCATTTTCTGCTCGATGTGCCAAAGCAGGTTTATATCTAAGTGCTTGGCAAGCCCGAAGATAGATAGTATCATATCATTCACGGCTGTAGGAAAATCAAATATTCCGTCATACCTAACAGGAAGTGTAGAGATGGAATAGATTGATTCGGTAAAAGTTTCGCCTTTACAGGCTTCTGCCATATCTTCAATACAGTCATCAATATCTCCATTGGCAAGTTCAAGGTTTATTCCTCGAAGTCCTGCAAGATCAAGCAAGCGGATAACAGCATCAGCTAATTCTTCTTCGATTGAACCTTTAATGGTTTCGTTATATGCAACTTCGTAACCGCGCTCTTTGGGAATGTCAGAATCCAATCCTTGACAAATGCGGCTGTTAGCAATCTTCTTATTATACCGATCAACATTAGCACGCCTTCCTTTTCTATCTGCTTCCACAGCTTCCATCAGTTCAGAAATCACAAGGCAAAGAAAATGATTGTTACTTAGCTCTTGATCGTGAAACCCATGTTCACAAGCTGTTTTATATGCTTTGTCTCTTAATTCATTTAAATTCATTTTACTCATCCTTGTAATGCTTAAATATATCTATCCAATTCCTTTTCTAATAATTCTCCATCTATTTCAGGAAACAGCCTCAGAACTAAATCCAAAGATTTACAATAATTGTTACTGTATTCTTCAGTATCCATTAATCGAAGTACCATAGAACAAAAGATACTTTTTGTGTCTCTTAATTCGCCTTTCATCAGCAACTTTGATAGTTCGATAATTTGACTAGCAGGATTATGAAATTTTCCGTTTATATATTGAAAAATTATTCTTCCTTCAAATTGGCATATTTCACAATCTAATTCACAATCAATGTACTCTATTTTACTATCTATGAATTCACAATAAACACATTCACTATTAGAAGCAAATAAAATTGCAAAATCATAGATATCATCACTATTACCTACAATTATTGAAGTAGATTCAAGAGTTTCCGAAACACCATTATTCCACTTTGCATCTTCAATCAGTTCCCTCACATATTCTTGAACTCTTGTGATGTTCTGCTCTATTAAATCTTTTTTACTCATAATTTCAATTCAATTAAGTTCGATTATTTTTTTGCAATATTCTCCCAAAAAGCAACGCCTTCAGGAGTACCATTAAAAGGGAATGAAATAGCTAGAAACCGATGAAAACAGCAATCAACATCTAACAAATTGTTCATCCGCTCTTCATTTGTCATTGAGAAGTCAGGACACTCAATATTAAATGTCTCATTTGCTCTTTCTGTATTATATTTCCATTGATTGAAAATACCTAGTCTTTCTAATTTTTCTATTTTTTCATTCCTCTTCATGTTGATTGACTTTTAATGCTTTACGTCTATAAAGGTAATCTTTATTGACAAGTTTAGCAAACAGAATCTTCGCCATTTTAACGCCATTTTACTCGGTCTTTTTCTTCAACAATTCAAGTATTATTCTCTCACTCTCTCTTAATCCATCAAGATAGCCTTTTGCATGTTCACCGGCATTATACACTATAAAAGAGAGGATCAACAAAAACAGTCCGAGCGAACGATTCCAGTATGGAAGTTGGGCTGTGAACGGCTTGATTGTTATAGAAAAGTGTCCTACATATAGCAGGAACACAAACAAAATCACACATGAAATAATTGTTGTTTTCATATTAATCTGTAAATAAATTAAGTTGAGTTGTAAACTCGGGTTTATAAATTCTAAATTTACGGTTAAAGAAAGTCTCAAAGGCTGTTACAATTTCAGAGATGGTATTATCAGCAATTCCTAATAATTTATCATCGGCAACTATAAGAGATAAAGCCTTGTCAAGAGTCATTTTCTTCTCAATAAACAGGGAATACACCAAATATCTACGGGTATATTCCCCAGCCTCGAGTGACTCAACTTCTTCAGGAGTGGCCTTTCTCTTGTACAATACTTTATACCAATGTGTTTCAGCAGTACGAGCACGCTTTTGTCTCGGTAACAAGTCATAAAACACGGCAATTTCATTCTTTTGGATACACTTATGTTTTTTACGAACACCATACATCACATAAGGAGTGTTCCAATCAGGATGAGTCTTTCGATATTCAAGCTCCAGCTCTCGATCAATAAGATCTTGCTCAAAGTCTTGTTTCATTAACCATTCCTCGAACCAAGCAGCAAGTGCTTCTTCTCGATCATAATAATCTTTTCCATTTATACATAAGGGAATCATAATAACTATTTTTGTTGCATTTCACGTTTAAATCTTTCCTCTAAATCAAAAATGGTTTCTCCACTATTACGCCGATAGGGTCTATCGGTATTTAACTGAAGTTCTTTCAGCTTTTTCCAATACCATGGAAGGTACAAATACATATTCTTCAACTCCTTCAAGTTCTTATTTCCACAACACCAGCAACTCACACGATCAAGTAGTTCATATAGCCTTACTCCATCCTCATGCCAAACAAAGCCTTTTGTGTAACAGTACTGGAGTGCATCTGCTTCAGTAATGCCCCAATCACGAAGTGGTAAAACCCGATTTGGTCGTTTTTCCTTTTCAAAGCGATGGGTCTCATCGGCAGCAATACCGACATAATCAATTCCGTCTTTTGTGTGAGCTTTCAATGCACGAAGTTTTTCACTCGTTCCCCACCGGCATGTTCCCCCACACCAACTATATCCTTTTTTATGGATAATATTGGTCCCTCTTTTCTTAACCGGCCTTTCAAACATTGTCCAAAGAAAAGGTTGCTCCGGATGCAGTTCTGTATATTTAATGCCAAGTTTTTTAAGAATTGGAAGAACAGCATCACGAGTGTTATAGATTGCCTGAAATTCCATACCTGTATCATAGAAAACGACTTCATCCAACTGATATCCTTTATCTATTAGCATGAAAAGCATTGCCAAGGAATCCTTTCCAAAGCTGACTGAAGCATAATATTTCATACAAAAAATTTAATAGACAAGTCACTTTTTCTTCTTTGCCCTCTGATTATTAATCTGTGACATACACATACGGCACCAGGAAGTCAACAAATGATATTCCTTACCTTTTCTCACCACTATACGATTGTAGAACCGGTTCAAGTAGAAGTAATTTCCGCAATGGGTACATTTTTTCATTTCACGTCCTGAATCATCTATAATCCGATTACGCGGCTTACGACGAATTAGAGTACAACTTTTACACTTCTCATCAGTTTCGCGGTGCCGCCGGCAATGTGATAAGGATTTTGCTCCACATTTAGCAAACACCTTACAATCTCTACGAGGTATTGATTGACACACATTCATGGCTTCCTCGCATTCAAGAATTTATTTACTACACGAGAAAGTACATCCTCATTCTCCGGCATCAGCCATTCTTTTGCAACGTTCCAAGCAATACTCATAGCAGGATTGAAGTTATCCTTCCTGACTGTGTGATGAGACAAACGTCCTTCAGTGGGCTTCAAACCCTTATCATGTAAGATACACAGTCCATTCTCGAAAAAAGCACAATACTCCTTACCAGCAACGGGCTGAATCATCGGAATAGCAATATTAATAACCCCTAAGAATATACCAGCAGCCCAGTTCGTCAGCGCTAACCTGTCGGCATAACCTGCATCAATAATTCGTTCAATATCATCAGGAGTACCTAAACATGGCGTATGACATTGTTGTTTACAAACACTGCATGAGCATTGTACAGGTACACGACCTGAAGCCCTCATTACCCTTTGTAATGAGGTTTCTTTTGATAATTCTCTCATAGTAAATTATTTGAGATACTACAAATTATTAAACATCGCCCCACAGCTTTACTGCAAGGTCATAATTTTTTTTAGCCTCTTTTACTGCTTTATTGGCATAAGCCATAGCGTATGTATGCTCGCGTCGGTACTTACCGGACTTCAATCCTTCGTGATATTCTTTTGCTTGTTCCAACTTATGTTCGTAGAAATCTATACTTTCCGGCATGGACAAGTTTATCGTATTAGCCCTTTTTTCCCAATACTTCGCAACTCTTTCATGTTCGGCAGCCTTATCGCTAAACTCAACGCTTTTCCCCATATTGTTCCACGCATCATCTATCGCTTTTCTGTGTCGCTTCTCGCTATGATGTCCCACTTTGATAGGCTCACCTAGAGAAAGAAAATCCTTATCTTTATTGGACTTGTTGTAATATTCACAGCTTTTCTGTACAGCAGATGTAGCCCATTCATGACGACGTTCAGCTCTTTGTTTGGCCCACTCTTGCACATTAAAGCCATCAGCCCGTACGATTGAGTAGTAATAGAATCCATCACGTTCGTAAATGAGGTTGAAAACAATACATTCATTTTCTTTTCCATACTTGGTGGTAACTTCAATAGTTTCACCTTTTTCGTGCTTCTCATCACACTTTGCCAAAAATACATTTGGCGCAAATTTGTAATACGTGTTCATTTTTTTAATTAAATTGGTTTGACTTATATGAAAAATGATGAAACCACAGCTACTTAGCCGTGGTTTCATCATTAAATAACTTTGGTTGACTGGGTTGAACCAAATCATCGAATAAACCAGGAACACGAGGTTGTAACGCCTTGTATTCTTCCTGAAAGAATTCTTCTTTGGTTCTCCCATGTTTTTTACCCTTTCGTGTATGTACATCGAAAGTGTAATCTGGAATAGGAATAGGGTAACGCCTGACATCATTTATCCACTTTTCTATATCAATATCCTTTCTATCATAGATGAAGTTTTGCAAATGATCCGCATCACGATTCTTTCTACATTCACAAAGGAGAATAACAGCTTTACTGACAAATATCCTCCCTTTGGGTTCAGTAGCAGTCTTGTTTACCAGCTCATGCCCCTGCCACAATGCTTCTATCTCTTTAGTAATGATTCCATAGCAATCTTCAGCACTAATGGTAAACAGACGCTTCCACACATAATCGCGGTACCCACTCGCCCAAAGTTCCAATGCAAAAAAGCCGGCTACCCCGGTGTCGGCTCGCCTAATGGCTTTCTGCATTGCAGAACTCACCTCAAAGAAATCATATCCGCAAACTGTTCTTATAATCATAATTCTAATTTAATGGTTTGACTTTTAGTTTATTACATCAGTAAAATTAGCTAAAAAAGGCGAATATGACAAACAGAATGGACGCCATTTAAACGCCTTTTTTACAGACTATTAGAATTTGAATTTGCATGATATATTATATTGAACGAGCTGCTTTGTTTTGTCTTTCCCATTAGTGGTTGCACTCTTTAGCAAAATACTATCACCAAAATTCTTTTTGATAAAGAGGATAGATTTACGTTCCTCTTCCTGATTCCTTATAGAAGCAAGCCCACCAGCGTTTACAAAAGTGTTCTTTTGCTCAAAATTATACCGCAAATCGGTTAAAACCTTACGTTCTTTGTACTTCATGTAACAAGAAATCCAAAAATCTTCCTTCAAACGTATTTCCTCATTCCACCAAGTGTTTTTGTTATAGATTACTCCATAACTGCAACCGGTTATCATTTTCGAAAGAGAAAGAAAAGCGGATTCATCATACATTACCGGCGATATCCGAGCGGTGAAGCCAAACAGATGTACATCCATCATACTGGCCATCTCAAATAATGACTGAATGATATTGGTTATCTTATCTTTATCCTTTATCCGGCTAGGTTCTCCTTTTTCCACATAAATAGGTTTGCAGGCATGGACATCATCATCAAGCATGAAAAGTTCTCCAAAATGCTTTGCCATCCAGTTACGTTTCGGGATGAGGCCCATAACGTCGTCAGGATGAGTAACAATTTCACATTCCGGGTTAAATTGTTGATATAAGTCAGCTTGACTTTCAGCAACGCAAATGATAGGATCGTTCACCAACTTTTTAGCGAACACCCGGTCATGGCGTTTATGACTTGGTATTACTATCTTGCAGGGCATGGCGAACGTCTTTTATATCAATTACATTGGATTTACTTATTTTCCCGGTTTTGTACGACTTCATGTGCTGCATGTCCAGCCTTTCACGAAGCCAGTTGCTATCTACCTCATTACTTGAGGTGATGATAAACAACTCATGTTTTTCGTCATACTTTGGAATGAGAGGATAAATGGCTGTATCATCCGTGATGGCATCGAAGCGCTCTTTAAATTCATCCTCTTTCTTCTCCGGGGCAAATTCGATGCCCCAATCTTGGAGTTCCGCCTTATTCCACTCGTTTTCCATAACGTCCAAATCATTCTCACCAAAATTGACATTATCTTTAGTGGCATATTCCCTCAACTTCTTAACGGGGGTATCAGGTGCCAGAATTTTACAAGGCAGTTCTTTATAACCTAACTCCTTGCAAGCTCGCAAACGTAAATTACCACAAACAACAATATATCTGCCATCATTGTAGGGAAAAACTATAAGTTCTCGAAGCTCAAGCATCTCTGGCGAATCCTGAATGCTTTTCTTCATCGCTTCAAAGCGGTAATCACGAAAAAAACGTGGATTTTTCGGCAATCCCGTGAGCTGCCCCTTATTAAAATCAAGTAGGCAGACTTGAATAATCTCTGTCATAACTAACTATATTAAAATCAACAACACAAAATCAACAACACAAACAGTCAGTAACAACACCTAATCATTTTTTCTATCATCGAACTCTATCTTATCTTTGATAAGCTGTTCAATGTCCTCACAACCAAATCTTTTTAAATAGGCAACAAGGTAAATTATCATCTCGGCTGCCAATTCTTCATCTTCCGAATATTTAGGAAGATTATCACTCCTATATTTAGAAGCAATATCGAATTTTCTCCAAACGGCTTCAATTCTTATGCTAAACGCTTTTCTTGAGCTATGCTCATTCATCTTAAAGCGCTTCCTCATGATATTCAAGCATCTCTGGGCAAACCTATTCAATGTTATCATATCGATCGGGTTAAATTGTTAGACTATGAATAATCTCACACGATTCTATTAGGTTGGTCTCTGATGCGAAACCAATGAACATATTCTTTATCTATCAGCATACTATTATTTATTTTGAGGGGTCTGTTGTATCTAAATATTTCCTGTACTCTAATTCTGTCTTAGCAAGATTGATTACGGTATTAACCCCTTGGAAAACTTGTTTTGCTTGGCTCACTTTACTAGGATCTTCTTTCACATCCTTAATTTGTTGAAGAACCAAATTCCTCAAATCTTGTAAAATGGTAGGGTTCACTGTAGACACCTTATTCAACCGTTCATTAGCCAACACGACAACTGTGTTTGTTATTGGCCGAAAACGATTCAATTTGGAAGCCAAATCAAACATACTAAATACCAATACTTTGCCATTATTCAAGTATATCTCAACTTCGGTACCATCATCACCGGTACCGTCACAGTAATTGAGAATTACAACTTCTTCATTCTGATAAAGGAATGGTTTATTAACCATTTCTTTCAATCTATCTATTGCTCCATCAGTCATGATTCATTCTTTTTTGTTGCTTTATTAATTTGTCTATTCAAAGCTCCTTTTAGTTTGATTAGGTACTGAACATCTTCCGGATATCGGGCATACAAAGAATTCTCTTTTTTTAATTGTTCAGAACGACTAATCATGTAAAGGTTCTCAATGGAAACGTTTTGCCTGTTGCCATCTTTAAACTGAATATTATAACCAGGGGGGATTTCTCCATTATGCTCAATCCATACAAGCCGATGTTTAAGTTCAAAGACATTCGGTTCGGCAGTTTTCACTTCAATGTAACCGTCACGAGTTATGCGTTCATAACCGACTGGTTTATGATTTTTGGGGACATGTCCTTTCTTAAATCGAGTAGCTTTCGTTTTTGCTAATTGTTCCTCTGACATATATTCCGTTTGCTTACGTCCCTTGTTCATCGGTTGGTGGCCTTTGGGAAAGAAGCTTTTAGAAGCGCATTGAAATTTAAATTCTTTAGATTTAAAGAGCCGTAATTTAAATGCAACTCCATTTACAGCAGAATAAGTGGTACCTAATATCTGTGCTATTTCCTCATTAGTATGATTGGGATACAACTTTTTCAATTTATCAAGTCTCTCACTATTCCAAAACGAGATTCTCGGAGAGCGCCTAAGTTTTCGAATCAAGGCCTTTGTTTTAACAGCACTAAGTGTTTTATCAAGACGCCTAGCAAGTTCTTTTAAATCAGCAGTCGGGTACTCACTGTCAAGTATAGCAAGTTGTTCGTCAGTCCACGTTTTCATAAGTGCGTCAATAAAGAGAGGAAACCACTAGGCTTCCTCTGTGTTATCGTTATTTAGTTCTTTCAGTCTTTCTTTGAGCTTCTTTTCTTTCTTATCATATGAATCCGCAAGTTTCTTAGAGAGCGCTTTGAAATCATCCGGATATTGTTCTGCAAAAAGGATTTTCTGACACTTTTGCAAATAGGAGTAGAAATTCACATTATTCGATGATAAGCATTCAGCAATAAAGGCTCTATACCATTGGTGTCGGTCAGCTTGGTTGTTCTTGACATAATTTACAAAATCACTCTCACCATTCCATTTTTTTAAATTCAGTTTTTCAAGATAAGTACTGCTACAACCGCTAAGAACCAGCACATCAAAAACAAGTTGTTCATTTTCAGAGAATTCTTTTGTTCTCTGATAATATGTTTTCTCTTGCGCCCACTTGCGCATTTCTTCAGCAGACTTCTCCTTGACTATATCCTTCGCTCTTTTTAATTGGGCGTTTATTTTTTCCCTTTCTATCTCTTTTAGATCGGCAACGGCGGAAGTAGAGGAAGCCGTTTCTTTTCTAACATAATAGAAACTAACGTTAAATTCGGGAGAATAATGTCCAAAAAATGAAAGACAACGATAAACTTCTCCATCTTCAAGCATTTTCAAAGTGCGTTCATCATCTTCTGAATACCAGCACTTACATCTAAAGATTTCATCAGGATCAACTATTTCAAATCCAAGTTGTTTAACAGCTTCCAAAGTTTTTTCATAGAAAACCTTTCTATCTTCTCCCCAATATGTATCGGGACGTCTAGCGATAATTACTGTTTTTCCAAATGAAAGAGGTTCGCCAACTTTAACAAGATGTTCATATTCTAGTTGAATTTTCCGCGTCACATAAGCAATCTGTTTTTTCTCATAGCAAGCAGCATTGATACATCTAGCATCCTTACTATTCATTTCATAGAACAAACAACCATGATTACACGTATTATTCTCACATTGAGAACATGATTTAATATCGGTATTTTCCCAATTATCGGAATCATCTTTAATCCAAGGTGCGTTACCAAGCTCCATGAAAGAATTACTCACAAATTCTCGAATCATAGCAGTAGTACATTGTTCTTCCTCCTCCTCATGAAACTCTTTTTGAGTATCTTCATCCAATTTAGAAAGAATCATAGCACCGGACAATGGTATATCTCCATTTCTTACCCGCTCTTTTAGTTCAGGAATAAGAGAATTCAATTTAATACGGTCAAAAACAAACCGGGTAGACTTTCCTATTTTAAGAGCGATATCTTCCAAAGTTCGTCCTTTTTCAGCCAACTGCGCAAAGGCAAAAGCTTCTTCGATGGGATCAACATCTTTTCTTTGAAGATTCTCGGTAATCATCGCTTCAAAAGCCTCATCATCTGTCATTTCTCTGACAATGCAGGATATTGTCTGAAATTTTTCCGACTTTTTTCGATGGGCTTTGATTTTTGCAACATTCGCTTCATCTTCCTTTGCTTTCAAAAGTGACACAGCCCGGAAACGACGCTCACCGCAAACAATTTCGTATGTGTAAGGTAATGGGGTAACATCTCCGATTTCTAGGTTAGTCATCTCCTCGGATTTAGCAACTCTGACAGTGATAGGTTGCAATAAACCTTGCTTTTCAATGTTGCTTGCAAGCTCTTCAAGAGCTGCTTCATCAAAAGTCTTTCTCGGATTCAAAGGAGAAGGACTGATAAGGTCAATTCTAATGTTTTGTACTTCCATAATTTAATTATATTGGTTTGACTTTTAATTCATTACATCAGTAAAGTTATCGTAAAATGACAAGTTATGCAAACAGAAACTTCGCCATTTTAACGCCATTTTCATGCGGGCTTATTACGTATTTGAATGAAGCCACGTTTTTCCGTTTCCCGAAGCAATTCCATATCTTCCTCACGGATATAACAATCCGTTTCACCATTAACAGTTGTGTGATTAGGAATACCAAAACGCTCCCGTATTCTTCTTTTCACTTCAGGAATATCTTCAAGTTTGATATGCCTAGTGTTCCAGTAAATTGTCACCTTCTGCTTCTTGTTTGCCATATTCTCTTTTGTTTAGATAAGAGATTATTTCATTTGAGAGACTTAACGCTTTAGCAGCTTCTTCATCTCCTTGCTCAACTCTAAGTTTGAGTTCGTTCCGGTATTCTTCATACGACAAGCCACTTGTAAAACTCGTTTCCCCTGACAATTTAGCCTTATGAGTATTCCATGACTGATTATCAGCAACAGCACAACGTTCTTTGTTGTATTCACGAAGCCATCCCATAATGATAGAACCATCAATACGATTGTAATTTTCACCATATTTCATTTTCATTGCATTCTTGAAACACAGTTTAAAATCATCAGTTTTCATATAGGGATATTCTTCAATGATTAAATCTACTGTAGTAGCAACTTGGGTAGCAGACATTGTATTACTGACATTGAAAAACTCCAAGGCATCAGCTATCAATATGACCAGCACTGCTCTAGCCTGTGGTTCACCAAACTTTCTTATGATAGTGCCAATAGAAGGTTCATCACTTTGAAATACATCTTCAACCTTCTTTGGGCATAGAGCTTTGCAGTAGTTCTTCGGCGAGGTCCGTAAGACTGCTAACCGATTCTCTTCTTGTGGCCGCAGTATCAGTTCGTTTTCCATTATAGTTACCTTCTAAAATATTTGTAAATTTTGTAGGCAAGAATATCCAGTCAAAAGTGCACCTCCAATTTTTATCGTTTTGTCCAAGCAAGAAAGGACTGTCTAAAACCAATTGGAACACATCGAATATAGCTTGCTTCCCGTATTGTGCGACACGTGCTTTAATAGCTTTCTTTCGTTTTGCATCTATGGACTTTATAGCAGGAAGTTTACCTTTAAACGTGGAATTAAAATAATCCATTAGCCCACCCCAATCAATCTTTTCCTCGGGGAACAAAGAAAGCTCGTCTTTCTTTGATTCTCCTTTAGGAGAAGTTTCTTTCTTTTTTAAATGAGAATCATTATCATCTACATAATCATTATCATATTCATTATCATTATCGGGTTTTGTGGGTTCTTTTGGGTTTCCAAATAACCCAGTGGGTTTTGTGGGTTCTTTGGGTTCTTTTGGGTTTTCACTTTTCGGACGTCCCCCCTTAGAACCATTGCTCTTATTCCTTTCCACAATAGACATATACTTTTCAGTATCCCTGTCTATATCTATCTTTATAAAGTTGAAAGCAATATTTGCCATAGGTTTCAACCCCCGAAGATTTCCCGTTGTCGCATACTCAATTATGCTTTCGTAAATCTCCAGCCTGACATCATCCGGCAAATCCTTGATTGCTTCTCTCCACCCTTTATAAAAGATGAATGAATTTCTTTCCATATTTTAAGGGATTATACTCCGATTAGTAATAAAACTCACAGACCTTTTGCTTCCTTCAGTTTTTTCGCTTCTTCCTTGTAATGAGTAATCAGCTTTTCTAATTGAAAGTCACTAAATTGCTTAGTAACATTTTTCTTGGCTTCCAGGATCAGCACATTTCGTTCACCATACTTGGCAACTAGACGTCTGCGATAATCCTGAATATTTCCTTCCATGAAGCGGTTACAATGTGAACATTGAGCATTGCAGTTCATTTCATCAAAGCGAGTACTCATGTGTTGGCGGTTGATGTAATGACCGCAATCTGCTTTATTGAAAGGCTTTATTTTACCACATGAAATACACTGAAAATATCCATTAGGCATCGTATCACGATAACGGATGAATAAACTAAATATTCTGTCTAGTTTATCGACAAGATCAGGTTTCTTCTTGACCTTAACACCTTCTACCTCGAAAAGAGGCTTTTTCTTTTCTTTCTTCTTGTAATTTCTCCACATGATAATTAAAATACTACATTGGTTAATTGACGGCCACGACTCATTATACACCATTTTCCCTTTTCAGGCTGTTCTATGCGTAACTCTTCAACACGCCCAAAACGCCGGAAATTCCCACTCAAATCAACAACCCAACCCTCTTTACCTTGGCAGGGACGAATAACACGACCGACCATTTGATAATAGAGGGAAAGGGATTTGGTTGGACGTGCAAGAACAATCGTATCAAGCTCCGGGTAATCGAATCCGGTTGTAAGTACTCCGACATTAGCAACAACTTTTATTCTTCCATCTTTAAAACCTTTCAGAATTCGTGCCCTTTCTTCCTTTGGAGTAGAACCGCTAACGATCGCACAATTAGGAATTTCGGAAGCCAGTTTTTCAGCTTCACGAATAAACCTCGTGAATATTAAAATACCTTTGCGTGGTATGCCCGATTTGGGGTTCAACAGACGTTTTGTCCATCCAACTATATCTTTGTATATGTCCACACGTTCAAACTCTTGCAGAAGACTTTTTTCATCGTAATCTGCACCAGTAGAATTAGTCCTGACTCTACTTAAATCCAACTTTGTAATATCATAGTATTTCAAACTTGCGAGAAATCCTTTAGCAAGTAGTTCACTCACCTGACAGTGATAAATAACATCAGTGAAAACCTTTGGCCGGGTACGAGTTATAAATTTAAGCATAGCACCACCTCTTCCTGAACATAATCTGTAAGGAGTCGCTGTCAGCCCAATAACTTTCCTTTGCTCATCTTCAAAGAATTCCTTATACATTCCTTTCTCCGGATTCACTAAATGACATTCATCAATCAGAACGTGCTTGAAATGTTTGAAGAAACTCATGTGTTTCATCACACTACCAATCATAGCAAACGTAATACGATTGATATCCTTTCTTCCGGCAGAAGCTGAATAAACTCCACAATCGAATATGCCGTATGATTGAAGTTTCGCAAAATTTTGTTCGAGTATTTCCTTGCTAGGCTGGAACACTATCAGCGGCCCGTCTATCCGTGCAGCTATATTGGCAATGACAAGGGACTTCCCGGCACCAGTGGGAAGAACTATCACGTAGTTTTTCTTTTCCTTGGATTTAAAAACGCTGACCGCTGCATCACTAGCACTTTTTTGGTAGTCTCTTAACTGGTATGTCATAATTTGATGTGATATTTATGAACTTTCAAATGACAGTCACCACAAAGGGTAACGAGACAATCAAGATGTTCAAGCTCATGACCAACGATTGATTTTCCGTTAACCCTGTATGTTTTGTGGTGAATCTCTAAATTAAAGTCTTTACCGCACATCTGGCATTTATGTCCGTCCCTAATACGAACTTTACGCTTGGCTTCTTCCCAATCTGGATTATTCACAAGCCGCTTCACATAGTTGGACTTCCTGCCTTTTTTGTGCTGCAATCTACTCATCGTCTTCCGGTTCTTCTTCAGGAAGTTTATCAGACAGGTCTTCTTCGAACTTGTCCCCATAATCTTCTGTATCATCAATAGGACGTTCTACTTCAGGATATTCAATACCAAACAAATCAAGCATCGCTTTTCTGTTTCGATCTTCCTGTGCCCAAAGAGAACGTTTGTCCCAATCAGGAATTTTTTCAGCTTTCACAAGCTTAAACTCACCGTTCACCCATGAATAATACAGGAAATATCCATCAAGAGCAAACCGGATCGTATTCTTACTTGAAAGATGATACTCCCTCGTCCCCTTTTTGACCTCGGCAGCCAGGTCTTTAATTTCAGTCTTAATAGAAGCTAACCTGTCTTGTGCATCACTCTTAATTTTCTTTGCACGTTCAATGGCTTCCAACAGTTCACGTTCGCGTTTGGGGACCTCATTCTCTTGCTTGATGCAATACTCTTCACGAATTTCGGAAATTTCAAATTCATCCAGTAAACGTTGTGTCACCTCACTTTCAGGGAATGTAGCATTGAAATGCTCATTCACCAACTTTATCAATTCATCTACATTCGTAGAACCCTGAAATAAAACAGGGGGAAATTTTTCCCGAATAGAATCGGGAACTACAAACTCGATTGTCTCGGGTTCGTAGTTTCTCAAATTTGCAATCATAAATTATAAAAGGATTAATTAGTACCGGTTTTGGTACTCATGAATAAAATCTAAGTAATGCTGGTCTTCAGGCAATGGAAGTGTAATACCAAACTCGGTGACCGCATCTATTTTCACGCTTTCCATGAAATTATGCATCTCTAAAGTATTAAGTTTACTTGTTCCTCGCACAATAGTTTCCACCTTACCATTCACATGAACCTGTTTCACAAGAAACTTCTTACAATACAAGTCATGTATATCCTGAACTCCAGCAGCAGTGCTCCAATACTCTTCACCTGTGTATTCACGCAAACAGGCACCAATACACTGAAACCATTTCCACATGAGAGCATTTTGATTTAATGTTCTCGGCTGTGTTTTTTTCTTAATGGTTACAGTGTATTCTCCATTACGAAGTGTGCTGCACATGAACTCGAAAGACTTATCCATTTGGATTTTGCCATCTTTCTTCGTCAATGTTGCTTCCATAACCTATCAGAATGGCAAATCGTCCTTGGTTGGTGGCGGCGGTGGCGGGCACTCATTCACCGCACTTCGAGTCTGATTATTGGTGTGTTCCGGAAGAGGTGGCGGTGGTGGCGCTTGTTGAGGCTTAACAGAAAGCATCTCCATATTATCAACAAAAAGTTCTGTAATATACCGTTTAATTCCTCTGCTATCATCATAACTCCGAGTTCTTATCTTTCCTTCCAGATACAACTTGTCTCCCTTATGGACATACTTCTCAACAACATCGGCAAGACCACGCCAAACAACAATATTATGCCATTCAGTTCTTTCAGGAACCTGTGTTCCATTGGCAAGGGTATAACCTTTTTCAGTGGTGGCAAAGGAGAAAGTGGCCACTTTAGAACCAGCTTCCAAAATTCTAATATCGGGGTCTTTGCCAACATGCCCGATAAGCATCAATTTATTTAAACTCATGATTTATCCTCCCTTATTGTTACACGGATACTATCAGCTTTAGGAACTGTTTTGATATACTTAGAATATAATTCCGGATAGTCAGCCTGAAACTTTTTAGTATCAAAATTGTCACTCGTAGAAGCGGGTGTATAACTAACTCGCAATCTTCCGGCATCCCATGACTTGACACCATTCTCACGCATAGCAGTTTTCAATTTTGCCTTATAATCTTTCTGAATCTTGGTTAGATCTGCAAGTTCTTCCTCAATCCCGATTATAGTATTTACAAGCTGCATTGGAATAAGTAACTTGTCATCATCAGGGGCAGGAACGGGAAGATTGGATAGATATTGCTCACCCTTCTTCTCGCATTCCATTAACTTCTTGACTTCTTTATCAGACTTACGACTAATTTCAACAAATTCATGTTTATTACCACGCAACCAAGTGCTAAACAATTTATCAACTTTGAGTAATGGATTTTGAAGTTCAAAGAAATAAGCATAGATTGACAACTGCCAACTTAAATACTCCTTATCAAGATGAAGGGTAGTTTTGATGTCAACAAGACTAATTCTACCGGCTTTCTCCCAAACACAATCTATATTCGATGCAAAGTATTCGTTATCAGAAACGGTATATTCATTGGCAAGCGCCTTATATCCGGCATTTACCCTCATTCTGATATAATTCTCTGCTTCAATACTTTCAGGAGGTAAGCCTGTTACATCAGCAAACTGGCATTGAGCATGAATAAGGCTACCCTTCTCTGCAGCTCTCTTCAATACAAAATCGGGGACATCTTTATATTTGTCAGGGAACAACTGCCGGCTAATCATACCGGTTATACCTTGCAACTGTTTTTCACCGAGCATATAAGTGTGGTTTTCCTCATTGAAAACCACACTGGATTTCACTAATTCTATCATTATTATCAATTTCTAGGAGGATACGTTTTCTGCATGTCAATAGTTATGTTTCTGAACTCCTTATTATTGTGAAGTTCGGGATGTTCAGCCCAAACTCTCTCAAGCTCTTCGCGGCTTTTAACACCAGTCATTTGTTTAATTGCACGATCCAGGTCTACACCAGTATATACTTTGCCCGAAGCGTTTGAAGCAGAAACATTGGGAGCATATACTTTTTCCTTTGTATTACCATAAGCAAAACGAACGCGGTTTTTATTGTCCACAATAACAAGTAAAATAATCTCCTTTTGCTCGTTATAACCAATCTCTTTTACACTGAATTTGGTGTATAGAGCAGGAGAACCTGTTTTGCTCTGATATATTTCATTTTTCTCAAGTGGAATCCAAATGAAAGGACCCGTATAAAGTTCACGCCCAATTCCCCAGTTAAATCCTGCACGTTTAAAGGCGTCCGAAGCCTGCCCTTTCTCTTTTTCTGTGCTAGATTCTGTCCCAACATCCTGTTTACTCACCCATTCCTTCTTTTCATTATCCCAAATGGACAACGTACAGAATAGATTCCCATTAACGACATCATGGTGCCGTTTCCAGTTCATTTCTCCGAACACTTCATCAAGTATTCTCATGTCTACTCGAGCATCCTTGTATAATAGCAAGGAGCAGCCCGAACCGTCCGGTTTCATAGTACCAACCCTACATTCAATTTCAGAAGCTAGAAGCGGTCTGATAGAATTTTTCTTCTTCTCTTCATTCTGAACCGTTGATACAGTGTTTTTTCTCGCTGTCATAATTCTAATTTAATGGTTTGACTTTTAGCTCATTACATCAGTAAAGGTAATCGTTATTGACAAGTTTAGCAAACAGAAACTTCGCCATTTTAACGCCATTTTCAGGTAGTAAAAACTGCCTGTACGATATTGTACAGGCAGAAAAATAAGAAAATGAATAATCCAATGTACCTTATGGAACGGCTACGCTTTGAAGGGTGTACGGCTCCCTGATTTATACATAATGTAAATGCTAGTGGACGGAACCGGAGTCGAACCGGTCTCACGGAATATTGGTGCAC